CTTGACTTCTAAAGTCTGCTTGAGTGTCTCTCCTACTTTTATTTAGAGATCTTTCATTGCCTCCTGGACCTTTAGAAATACTTACAGAGCCATCAGGATTAACAACTATGCTTTCACTAGCATACTGTCTTTGGTCAGTTCTATAATTTATTTGTGTTTCAGGTATTAATTTAGGTGTAGCCACACCATCTATAGTTCTAATGACAGGAACAAAATCAACTTTTTTATCACTAAAGTCAACATTAGGAAACTCTTCTCTAGCAGCTTTTATTTCTGAGTCTGATAGATTTATAAAACTAGGTTTGTCTTGTAACCTACTGCCTGGAGTTGGCACATAATCAGGTGGGTAAATTATTTGATATTGTTTAGTATCTTTATTTTGATTACCAGATACTATGTTAAAACCTAACCCCTGAAGTTGTGAAGCTCTACTGTTAGTCAATAACTTAGTCATACTACTTCCGTCTGGTGTAGTAATAGTGAAGTCTGATACTTTACCGTCAAGATCTTTGTCGTAAGGTCTTATTTCTATACCCCCTTGCCTACTTAAACTTCTAGCTTCCATAGAGTTTAATATTTGTAGCCCTCCGTTGACTATATACGGTGTGCCTTTTTCAGTTAGCTGACTCGCTTGTATTTCTAAATCTTTTAGTGCTAAATTAGTAGCAAAAGAATCTTTACGCATTTGTTCATTTAATTTAAACTGCATGAACCTGTCTTCAAACTCTCTTTCACCTTGTCTTTTAGTAACTGCGTATTTACTAAAAGCATTAGTTAGAGCACTTGTCCAGTCTTCACCTTCTTTACCAGATTGAGTTAAAGCCATACCAGCCACTAAATAAGGTAACGCTTGATCTGGTTTACGAATAAACTTTTCTAAATCTTCACTACCACCTAGCATAGTTGCGGCAGCCTCTCTATAAATATTCATTTTTTCTTTTCTAGCTTCTGGAGTGTTGCCCATAAAACCTACGATTGAAGCATTTAACTGAGTAAGATTAGTAGCATCTTGCTGAGCTTTAGCTAATTGATCAGGATCACCGCTTGTTTGAGCTGATTGTACTTTTTCTGCTGCTGCGTTTATTTGTGCTGCTACTACACCATCTAATGGGTCAGCTGTATCTTCATCTTTAGTGAGACCTAACATATCCATTTGATCTATCATTTGACTAGATGCCACAGCTAATTGACCTGTAGGATCAGCTGACATCACATCTCTGTTTAGTGTGCTGGTTATACCGCCTGTATTACCCATAGACATAGTAGCCATCGGTGGCTGTACTGGTACGTTAGTCATTTGATCTTTCTGTAATAACATTAATTCATCTAAATTTAATCCTGTTTGTAGAGAAACATCTTGTGGTGTCATACCTGATCTTAATAAGTTACTTGCTAGATTAGCTGGGTTCTGTTGAAATAAAGTATCTATACCTGATAATTCAAACCTTTGTGTTATAGGGTTAAATCTTTGAGCCATTTTATGTCCTTCCTCGAGAAAGTCCGTATAGTTGTAATCCAGTACCAGCTAATTGCATAAATTTATTTTCTTCTGGTGCTGGGTCTGCAACATTTTCTGTAGTTTGGAACACGTTACTGCCGAGTGTTGGAGCTATGCCAGAAGCGATGCCACCAACATTACCGATAACAGATAACGGATAATTTAATGAGCCTACATAATTACCGTAATCTATGTCAAGTCCTCTTTGAGCTAATCCTTGCTGTTGTGCACCGAGTGCGCTGAGTCTATTTATATCTCCGCCCATTAAATTATAAATACCAGTGTTAATATTAGCAAAATTACCAGCACCTCTGCCTAAAGCATTTATTAAATCAGTTCCACCGCCGATACCAATATTAGCTAAATTACCGCCGAGTGAACCTAGACCACCAGCCACAGTTCCCCTACCTTTAAACGCTAATTGTGCATTTTTCATAGCATCACTAAAACCTTGCCTCCTTAATCCACCTACAGCTTCTGCTGCTCCTCTACCAAATCTTTCTGCTAAGTCTTCTTGAGCAAGTCTTGCCCTAGAACCGCCAAAAGCACCAGAACTAACTGCTCCTCGACTTAATAAATTAGAAGCTGAAGAGAATCTCTCTCCTATGTCAGATAAAGTTTGATCTACAACAGCTTCTTCAAAAGGGTTAAAAAATCTAGTAGTATCAGTGGGGTCAAAACCGCCTGACATACTTCTTAAAATATCTTGAGCTTCTTGTGTACCTGTTATACCTTGTTGAACACCAGTTTGTATTAAATTACTACCTGTGTCTAACGCACCACCTAATATATTAGAAGCTGAGGTCATAGAAGGTAAGTAACTACCTACACCTGATCTAGCTAATTCAAAAGCTTGAAGTTGGTCTGGTGTAAAAGGTGCTACTCTTTGCCCACCATAGTTGAATGGAGTTTGCCCACTCATCAATAAATTTCTAAATTCTTCATTAAGGGCTGGGAACACCCCTTGACTCATTAGTTCACCATAAAATATAGGTGGGGAAGTTGTTGCTTGTGTAGTTTGTACTGCCATTATACCGCCTCAAAACTTGGGAACACTACTTGACTCACTGGTTGTGCTCTAAGTGATTCTAAATAATTTAATAAAGCAGAATTTTCTATACCTGCATTAAGCGGTACTAATCCTGCTGTTTGGTTAGCTGCTTGGTTAGCTAAATCTGGACCAGAAGTAAATTCAAAAGATCCTGGTTGACCTATGCCTCTGTTCATATAATCCATAATTTGTGGATTTTGCATTAAAGTTGCTTGTTGAGTTGCTTGTTCTTCTGGGCTTTCAAATCCACCTAATGCTGCCATACCTGTAAGTCCAGCTATACCTTTTTCCATACCTGTTAAACCTTGAAAACTTTTACCTATAGAGGTGGCTCCAGCTGGCATAGTTCCTGTAAAAGCTCCTCGTGCTCCTGCTCCTATATTTTCAAAAAAACCACCTACTCCACCACTAGTGACTCCACCTGAACCAAAACTTAATCCTGGACCAGTCCCAACTAAACCTTCAGCACCGCCCATAAAAGTTTTTCCTAACGAATCTGTATATACACCTGTAGCTTCATTAAAAGAAAGTGCTCCTGTGGGAGAAGCTCCTGGCATCGTACCGCCTTGTAGCCCTGCACCTGACGCTATGCTACCTAAAGCAAAACCTGTTGCCCCTTGTTTTAAAGCATAACCTAAATCACCTTCTTTTACAGCACCACCTATAGCTCCACCTATACCTGCACCAATAGGTCCACCTACAGCAAAACCTACTATGTGTCCGATAGTCGGAGCATTTTTCTTAATGTCTCCCCATAAATCACTTAAAAATCCAAACTCCATAATTCCTGTGTTGGGGTTGATTGAGTTTGCTTCGTTGCCTACAGTGTATTGATCTAAACTTACACCAAATTTTTCGTATAATTCTTCTAGTTGTTTTTTAAGTTCTGGATCTGATATTAATTTTTTAGGTAAAATTACTTCTCCTGGAGCGACGTGTGCTATCATTTGATCGCCATGACGACCTTGACTAGCTAACGCCATGATGCCTTCGTTCATCATTTTTCTCTAGAGACTCCTTTCATTTTTTCATAAGTTCTAAGACCACCTAATCCGAGCATACCCATAAGTATACTGGATAGTTGAGAAAACTCAAAACTAGGTAAATCTGTAGTTACACCAAAAGCGATTAAAATAGTTTCTATAATAGGGGAAAGTATAAAATGATAAGCTAGAGCTACCCCACAAGTCCATCCTACGAATGGTCGCCAACCAGCTACGAATATATTTTTATGGGCAGCTTCTTGCTTATTGAGTTGTATTTGTGCAAGATTAGCGTCATGAAACGCCATGGTCATTTCTTTTTGTAGCTTCATTTTTAAATTTTTATCAGGTATAAATTTACCTAATACTTTGTCTGCTACTTCTATAACTTGTCCTATCATATTATTTATTTAATATTTTATGACCATAAATCTTATCTACCCAATCAAGTAATTCTTTTTCTGTAAGGGTATGCTTGAGTAAGTTTACCTTTTTTGCAACGAGTTGTATATTCTTTCTTACGTATAAACCTTTCGGTTTTATCCTATCTATAGAGACGTTTGTGTCCTTTCCACCGTCACTTTTATTAAAAGTCATAGATATACCTGATAATGCACATTTACCGTCTTGCTCGTCCCATAACTCGTATAAGTCCTCTGGTATGAGTGTAAATGTGTGTCCTTGTTTTTCTCTAGAGTACCTTAACTGTATGAGCAGGTTTTTCATAAACCTATACCTTGAACTAGAAATATGCTGTTTTTTAGCTTTTTGTAAGCACGCAGCACATGCTTGAGGTTTATTATTATGCCACCTATCTGTAAATTTATTACAGTAGTTACATCTTTTTAATTTCATTATAGATGGACGCTAGTTGCTCCTTTCGTCACTACTGATACTATACCTAAACTTGTCTGGGCTGATAAGCCGTTTTCTGGCGGACCACTAAATGAAGATGCATCAGTTGTATTTATGTCTAACCATTTGTCTCCGTCGTAGACCTGTAGTTTATTTACAGTGGTATCAAATACTAGTGCACCCTGATTGAATTTACCTTCTAGTTTTTCAGTAGTAGTTATTTGTAGGGTATTATCGGGATCAAACTGACCCAAATTAATTTCTAATATACGAACTAACCTGTTGTATAAGTTTCCATCTACACTGCCATCATAACTTATAGGCAGTTGAGTGGGTAAAAGTTTACTCATCTTCTGCCGTTAGGTTTAATTTGTAGTCTATTACTACCCAATCTCCAACCTGTATTATTATTTCCTGGGTATGTGGCATCATCATCAGATTCAAAACGTAACGCTATTTGTCTTGATCTCGACCTAAGGTCTACTCTTGCCGTATCGCCATTTATTACACTTGTGCTTTTAGTTGTGAGCGATTCTCCTGGAGCATTACGTGTTTTTAGTACAAAATTTATTTGACCACCATCTGCATTACTTAAAAACCTGACATCAGGGATTAATTTACTAACAAAACTAAATTCATCACCATCTTCGATATCTAAATCTGAGCTTTCAATAAACACGTTTGTCATGGGGCTGCCGTCGTTATCGTAGCCAACTTCATGCTCATATAGATAACCACCACTAGTTGCTCTGGGGTAAGGTTCCACTCCTGCGTCTAACCATGCTGTTCTACTAAGTTGTCCATAAGCCCATGCACCATTAGCATAGTTATACGAAACATATCTATCTATTTCAGAACCACTAGCGGAAGTGTAATACCAACCGACTTCATCAAACTCTTCGTTTATAAAAGCATGAAATTTATATGCTTCTGATATATTTAAATCATCAAAAACATAACTTAATACAGAACATGGAACTTTTTGTACTGACCCTGAATAAACGTAGAAACTATCGTAAGACATCCAAAAAACACCTGCAGAACTTACTACTGCAGCTTTAGGTCCAATTAATCCTGTTTCTTTATTTATTAAATTTACACCAAATGTAAAAGGTGGTCCAATAAATTGCATACTGTACAGAGAAGTGTCTGTCCAGACTAGTATTTCTTGCCTAGCTTTTACCGCACCCACTATAGTGCTTCCTTCTGATAAACTTAAAGACCCTGCGGTGTTAGTTGATTTAGGCTCCCACTCTGTAATATTTTCTTGATCACAAAAAGCTATAAACAATGGATCTTGCACACTTGTTCTAGCTGTTCCTGATGCGTTTAGTGGGTCTGCTCCTAAAACTATTACATGTCTATCTACTTGAGAAACTAAAGTAAAAAGTCCTACTGTTGGTGCTAAATTAGAATTAGCTAGTTCAGTTATATTTTTAGCTCTGTTATTACTACTACTAGTAGACCATTCTACCCCTCCTGAACTATCCCAATAATATATTCCTCCATTACGAGGATTTATAATTAGATCTTCTCCAAAATTATCATGAGACCAGCTTCTTAATTGATTAGCAAACGCTAATGGACTTGTTGAACCAAAAGCACCAGCACCCCAAGCACCAGCTCCCCAACCTGTGCCAGACACATAAGCATCTAAACCGACTTGTATTTGATAGTAACCTATAACACTACTACCACCTTTGTTACTACCAGCATCAGACGAATTAGCTGTTACTGGAACAGTAAACGTATATGTATTAACGCCAGTAACCGCTGTAACTAAAAAACCCACTTGGCTTAAATAAGTAGAACCCTCTTGATTTATCACATCAGCTGTAATATTACCGCCAAAACTGGTTGCTCCACTAAAACTCACGTAATCACCTGCAGATAATCCATGATTACTATCTGTTGCGGTTACTGTGCTTGAACCGTCAGTGGCTGAAAAAGTGACATCACCAGCAGCAGTTGTTTGCCTTAAAGGTGTGATGTCATAAAAACTGCCACCTTTTTCTACATAGTATTTACTAGTTGTGCCTAGACCTAAAAATTTTGTACCTGTTAAATTAGTCCAACCATGAAGAGCCCTACAATTACCTAAGAAAGTGTTACTGTTATCTTTTCTCCAGCCACCTATTTTTTCAGGTAGTCCTTTCTTAAACCTAACTAAATTACCATCAAACCAACCACCTTCATTAGAATAATTAGTATTTTCTCTGTTGATTCCAGGTTTAAATTGTACTTTAGTTAATTTCATTATTCTATAACTCTATATGTCTTACCGTCGTAACAAAAACTATTTTTTCTATTTTCCGTAGGAGATACATAGCTTACGTGTACCCACCCACTTTTAGGGTCGACACCGTCGTAAAATTCTAATATAATTTGATCGTAATCAAGTCTTTCTTTTATGTAATAAAAAAGTTCCTCGTTATCTATCCCAGGAATCTCTATATCTACAGCTTGTCCTAGAGTGTGTTGGCTAGTGTCACGAGAGCCAAGTTTTCTATTGAGCTCCAGACAGCGGTAACCAGAACTAGGACTAAAAGGTTGACCGAAATGATTTCGTACATGTTCAAGTATTTCTCCACAGAGGGTTTTTAAGTTATTAAATATTGTTTCGTCTTGGACAGTATTATCAATACCATGACGTAAAGCAACTTGAGATTTTTCTAGTTCCCTTAATTTAAAGTGTTTTGATAATCTAGTTTCCGAGGAGAACTCCATTTTTGTTCTCCTAAAACAAAGCAAATTTTACTAAAAATCCAATAATAGTTAAAGAAATAGTCACAGTAAATATTAAGCTATTCCTTATAGTTCTATTAA